TCCATGTCACCACGGACACCCTTGCTCTTGGCTAACCTCTACTTCTGTCTTCGGGGTTCGGGACTTGCACCCTATAGTTCATGCGCATGCCGAGCGCACCAAAAGACCGTCTCCACCTCGCTTACTGTCCAAAAATGATTTAGCAGCTTCCCATGCTTTTGCGCGGTTTTCTCTCAGTTCTAGAATTTTATTCATTTGTTTTTTCCTCCTCAAAATTAGTGAGCCAACAGACTCAAGCGTTTTTCTAACTGTTCAATCGGTGTTTTATTTTCAGGCCTTGGTGGAATGAGTTTGGTAAGAAGTGAATTTGTGACTGCTGCTCGCGAGAACATGACAGCAACTGTTCCATTATCTTCTCGATCAACCGCATCAAAGAGCAGTCCATCTGCAAAGCCAAGCTCGACAGCTTTTTTGGCATTAAACCAAGACTCCGCATCCATCAATTGTGAAATGTTCTTCCTAGCGATTCCTGTCTTAATTTCATACGCATTGATAATACTTTCCTTAACTTCGGACAACATCTCGCTAGCCTTATGCATTTCGTTTGAATCTCCAATGGCAACCGTCATTGTATTGTGAATCATCATCATCGCAACTGGAGACATTAAAACTTCTGTTCCTGCCATCGCGATAACAGATGCAGCAGAAGCAGCAATTCCATCAATCTTTACGGTCACATCTCCTTGGTAGTCCATCAGCATATTGTAGATTTGGGCTGCGGCAAATACATCACCTCCGGGGGAGTTGATCCAAATCGTAATATCGCCTTTATCGTTCATTAGCTCTGATTTGAATTGTTTTGGCGTAACTTCATCACCGAACCATGATTCTTCAGCAATAACGCCATCCAGATAGAGCGTTCTGCCATCGTCGTTCTTGATCCAATTCCAAAACTTCTTCATCATTTATCCCTCCCTATATTTTTCTGTCCAAGCACCAGCATTGTTCATGTCGACAAAGTTTCCATTCACCAAATATTTGTCGCCCCCTTCTTCTTCCGGAATCAGGTTCATTTCTTCAAGTTCCCGAATAACATTCGCTGACATGACGCCATTTTGTCGCATGATTTGATAGAACTGCGCTCTTGATCCTGCATCCCCACGAAGGCGTCCATTCAGGTTAAATTTGATAAAATACTCTTTCTTATCTGCTTCACTCAGCAATGCTTTTTTCATCGATTGCTCAATACGTGTTACCCAAGGCATGATTGTATTATCAATAAAACTGATTGATTGATGTTCAATATTACTGAAAGTCGCTTTATCTAAATTGGCTACAAGGTGGGGTGGGACCCGAAAGATTCTACAGATCTCCTCAGTCTGGAACTTTCTTGTTTCCAAAAACTGTGCTTGTTCTGGCGGAATACCAATACTTTGAAATTTCATTCCTTCTTCGAGAACGGCAACACGATGAGCGTTACCAGTTCCTTGATAAACCGCATTCCAGCTATCCCTAATTTTTGCTGGATCCTTCACAACACCGGGATGTTCCAAAACTCCGCCGGGATTCGCACCATTAGCGAAGAATCTGGCTCCATACTCCTCGGTTGCAAGTGCCATCCCGATAGCGTTTTTAGCCATTGCAATTGGAGAGTAACCAACCAACCCATCAAAGCCTAGTCCCGGAATATGAAGAACTTCTCTGTTTCGAAGGATGACTGAACCTGTGTCCTTACGGTATTCGTAAAAAAGCTCCCCAGTAGAAGTTCTGTCCACCGTTACCCGATCGGGAAGAAGAGGATAAAGTGACAGCACGTTCCCTCTGCCATCACGGATGATTTGTGCGTATGCATTTCCCCATAATAAAAGATGACTCATCAGTGTTTCTCTAAACACGAATGAAGTCATCTCATCGTTTGGCTCATCATGGAGCATGGTATATAAATTGTGTTCCACCGCTTTTTGCTTGCCGTTATCAGTGTATTTGTATAGATGAAGCGGAAGGCTTGCGATTGTTTCTGCCAGAATACGAACGCAGGCGTAAACGGCAGTGGTCTGCATCGCCGTACGTTCATTGACTGTTTTGCCGCTATTGGTGCCTCCAAAGAAAAAACTGTAGGTACTACCGAAAAGGCTATTTTGCGGGCTAGCCCTTGATTGAAATAGTTTTGATAACAACGGTACTTTCATATTCCTCACCTCTAAATTTGGGCATAAAAAAAGCACCTACTTTTAAGCAGATGCGTAATCGTCTATTTTTTTGTCATAGAAAAAGGAGCAAAACATATAGTCTTGCTCCTCCCGCGAATGGAATATTTGGATTCAGGCATGACCCGTGCCTTCCAGCGGTTTTTCTAAATAACATCGCCAGCTGTAATTAGATACTGAAGTGCTTTTGGGAGTACGCTGTTTTTAACCAGTTGCTCATTTTCCCTAAAAAAAACTGAACTCTTTTTACGAATATGTTCATCGACATTATTAGCAATTTTTATTGATTGTCTTTCACAAGCATCATTTATAACATTGCATTCCACAAAGCGATTCCTTTTATTTCCATGAATCAACATAAAGTCAAACAAAACTCTACCATGCCCTAAGCTCACTAAGGTGTTCAGCTGCGCTAAGTCACTGAGGGAGCTTCGATAACTTGTTGCGATTAACAAGTAGTCATATGGGGCATTATTTAGTTGAATCACATCAAAATTATTCATAATAACCACCTTCTCCCTCAGTTATTTTATGCTGTTAGATAAGTATACGTGCGTTCAATTAAATCAATGACTTCATTTACAATTTGATCCGCTTCTAGCTTGTCCTCCAGGATACGAGTAATGAACATTATTTGTTCTGTATGGAACAACGTGTGGCGGTTTTTATTTATATAGTTATAAGTCTCAACTAATGGGGCTTCGACTTTTGGGTTTTTCAGTTCCTGTACCACATGCCTTTTTAAGTGGAAGGCATCTGTCCTCGTGTCATGCCCAAAATGATATCCATAGCTATGCCCAATTTCGATTTCTTCTATACTGAATAAGTATTTCAAATACCCTTCAAGTGCACGTAAAGCAGGAAAAGCGTAGCAAGAGTAATCTTCCATTTCCACATTAACCTTTTTAAGAGAGATCGCTGGGGAAAGAATCTTGAATAACGTATCGTCAATATTTCCATATGCGTTCGGCATCAGTTTTTGAAGTTCGGTTCGTGTATCTTCAACTTTTATATCCACTTCATGAAAAGAATTATTGGCTTCGATAACATCAGTCATACTGATTTGTGGGCAGTAGGATAAAAAGGACAATGCCTCAGTATAAAGATAAGCCGGCTTTCCTTGCAAGACAACATTACCCGTTTCATAGATATTTATGTTTAAACGATCGCCTTTCGCGCTTACGAATTTACACTGTTCATATTTGGGATTCTCATGTTGAATGCAATCTTTTTCAATATCCTCTAATTCCCCCAAAAAGCCTACAAGGTTATATGACCATTCCTTATTAATCCTAAACGTATGCGATTTGGAAACACCAGTGTCTTTAAAGTCACTCAATTCAATAATCCGTTCTTTAAGCGCTAAGGATAATTCCGTGTTTTTACCAGTCGGACTCATCGTTGTTGTTCCATTATTTTTACTGTGAAAGTTTAAAGAACATAGCTTGCCGTTCACTGTGAAATTGCACTTATTGACCTTGCCTCTTTCTTCCAAAGATATGAAGCGGAAGTCATCCCACATTTGTGTCCCAGTATTTTTTATAATGTCTTCCAACTCAGTTGGATTTACAAAAATACCTACATTTCGAGTCTGATCAGGTTCATTCATTGGTGAATTTTCAGAAGGGGATTTTTTAGCAAAGGCTTCCTTAGCTAATTTATCCGCCAAATCATTGAATTTGTCACCAGAGTGACTTTTTACTTTAACGAATTTCACGGACACATCATTTTTTATATCATCATAATATTTTTTATAGGCTTTGGTACCAGTTTTATTTGCTTTCCATTCACCATTACACCACTTAGCGATACCTTCATAATCATGGTGAATCGCCAAGCTCTTGGCTCCTTTTTCAAGAGCAAAAGCCATCGCTCTTTCCGAACCCTTAATTTCTCCAGCAACATTCCTCATGGAAACTAGATCGGGATCATTATATTTTTCGGAAAAATGCATTTGTTTTCCTTCATAAAAAATAACCGCACCGTAAGAAAACTCAGAGCTTTCTTCGTTGAAGCTACCATCAACATAAGCCACAACTTCAACTTCATGATCGGACGCTCTATCTTTTTTGGATTCTTCAATTTCTTTTGAACCCGTCAAATAATTTTCTGCTTCAGCTTTGCTCGTGAAGCTCTTATATTCTGCACCTGGGTATCCATGTACATTCTGTTTACATTCATCCCATGTAGTAAATATTCCTGTTTTTTTACCTTGTTTTACTGCATAATATTTTTTTGCCATATATATCACCGCTCCTGTAAGTACTATTATCTTTGTGTGTTTAATAATGAAACATTACGAAGATGTGCCTTACAGATTGGTGATCTATCAAAATCTATCATTAACCAAATAAACAACCAGTTTCTATTAGAAAAAACTAGTTGCTCAGGCACGAATGAAAAAAATAATATTTCTTGTCTTTTAGCTTAAACTTCTATTATTATACGTGAGTTTCTAGTAGGTTGCAATGAAAACAAATCAATGCTCTTTCGAACTCAGAGTATTAATATCCCCCGTCCATCGTAAACACTCTCCCTGTTTTCATTACGAATTGCACGATCCAATGCCATAATCAAGGCTACCGCCCCATCAATCCGTTCTGTACTTTTTTCTTTATCCGGTTTAATATTGCCTGCCGGATCGGTCTTGACAAAGATGTTATCCATCATCCATCTTAAAACTGGGTTTCCGCCATGAACGATTCTTTTCTCAAGGGTTATCTTCATTAATTCTTTTGAAGCCGGTGACATATCCTTATATCCTTGGCCAAACGGAACAACGGTGAAGCCCATTCCTTCCAGGTTTTGAACCATTTGTACAGCACCCCATCTATCAAAAGCAATTTCTTTAATATTGTACTTTGTGCCAAGTTCCTCGATGAAAGCCTCAATGAACCCGTAATGCACGACATTCCCTTCTGTCGTTTTGATATATCCTTGCTGCTCCCATATATCGTACGGAACATGATCTCTTCTAACCCTTTGCTTCAAGTTTTCATCGGGTATCCAGAAGTAAGGAAGAACAATGAATTTCTCATCTTCTGTCCTTGGTGGGAAAACCAATACAAAAGCAGTAATGTCAGTTGTACTTGAAAGGTCTAACCCAGCAAAACATTCTCTACCACGAAGGCTGTCAATATCGATTTCTTCATCGCAAGCATCCCATTTCTCCATCTGCATCCATCGGGTCGATTGTTTCACCCATTGGTTGAGCCTCAGCTGCCTAAATAGGTTTTCTTCTGCCGGGTTTTCCTTCGCACTAATAAATGCATTTCGAACTTTCTCTATGTCAATGGTATGGTTCAATGATGGATTAGCCTCATACCAATTCTTTTCATCCATCCAATCATCGTCATCATCAATTCCATAAATCGCAGGGTAGAATGTCGGGTCAAGTTTCCTTCCCTCGATAACGTCTACTGCTTTTTGATGGACCTCATAACAAATCGAATTCCGGTCAGTTCCCGCAGTTGTGATTAAAAAGAACAACGGCTGCAGTCGAGCATCGCCAGAACCTTTTGTCATAACATCAAACAACTCTCGGTTTGGTTGAGCATGTAATTCGTCAAATACAACTGAGTGTACATTCAGACCATGTTTAGTATAGGCTTCAGCCGATAAAACCTGATAGAAACTATTGGTAGGTTTATAGACCAAACGCTTCATTGACATAACAGGTTTGAATCTTTTTCGAAGGACTGGCGACTGATCCACCATTTCAACTGCAACATCAAAAACAATGGATGCTTGCTGCCGGTCGGAGGCACAGCCATAAACCTCTGCTCCCCACTCACCATCCGCACACGTCATTAATAAAGCGACAGCAGCAGCCAATTCACTTTTCCCATTCTTCTTTGGAATTTCAATATAGGCGGTGTTGTATTGGCGATAGCCATTTTCCTTTACTGTACCGAATAGATCCCGAATAATTTGGTCCTGCCAAGGTAAGAGATCGAAAGGTACACCACGCCACTGACCTTTCGTGTGCTTCAGACAATTAATAAAGTTTACGGCATGCTGGGCCTTTTTTTCGTCATACACCTTTACCACCACCTTGAAAGAGCATAAATTCCATCGGGTCATTTGCATCAATTGGTTTATCAGTGACAATTCTACTTCTCGATGAAGGGGTTAATCCAAACTGCTCACAGAACCGATTCATGATTTTTAAATAACTCTGAGCAATTGAAACCTGTGGCACCTGCTGCCAATATCCTGAAGGGGTTTTGACAATGGTCCCGTGTTTGGAAATGAATTCCTCCGCCTCTTTCCATCTTGCATAGGCTTGGCAATATCCTGCAAATGCAGCCATATCTACTTCTGTCAAAATTCCAAGCTGTTCTAGTCGCTTGACCATCCTCCGCCACTCTTTTTTAGCTTCAGGTTCTAACCAAGTTGGGCATCTTGGTGCTTTCTTTTCAGGCTGGGGCTCGCTATGATTAAGCTGACGTTTGCCCGGGTTGCCTTCTAACGCCTTGATGGCTGTAGGCTTGGGCTTTCTTCCACGTTGGGTCACAGGCGCCACCTCCTTTCAAATTTGGCGTAGGAAAAGAGCCTATCCTTGGACAGACTCTTCTTGAACCGCTTGTTCGATTTTCGCATTCCTATTACTTCCATATTTCCATTTTGAATTCGCCTTTGAATACCATCCAGCTGAATCCAAGTTCTGGGCTTCTAGTTTAATAGTGAATATTTCATTTTCAAAATCAATCGCTATGCCTGGTATCTCATTCCAATATAAACAATGCACATTTTTGAAAAATGTTTTAAATTCATGTTTATTGACAGCCATGTATGCATATAATATAATGATCTTAGTGATCAGGCCCATGTTCCTTCCGAGGACTGGGCTATTTTTATGGGGTGATAAGTAATGAAGCCATTCCAAACGCACCGTCAACAAATAACGATTTTACGGGGTAGAGGTTTGACCATTGATAATGGTTCCACTGCTATGCGTATTTTTGAAAGAGAAAATTACTATAATGTGATAAATGGATATAAAGATTTATTTCTACTTAAAGATCAAAATGGACAAGCAGCATCTCCTGAAAAATATATACCAAATACTACCATCGAGGAAATATATAGCCTTTTCACATTTGATAGGGAGCTAAGAAACTTATTTTTAAAATATCTATTAATCTTTGAAAACAGTATGAAATCTAAAATCTCATATCGATTCAGTGAAAAGTTTAAGGAACCCCACGCTTACCTTCTATTTAAAAATTACTCAAGTTCAAACTTGAACCAGGTACTGAACCTTATTGCTATAATATCAAATAAAATAAAGCAAAAGTCATCGGAGAAAAATAACAACTCGATTAAGCATTATTTAACCGTTCACGGCAATGTGCCTTTATGGGTATTAGTAAACGATTTAACACTTGGAAACATTTCTAATTTTTATCAGGCTATAGACGCTTCCCTAAAGGACAAGATTGCTAAAGACTTCTCTTTACAATTTAAGAGGGATTACGGCGCAACATTCCAAATTCCTAAGGAATCAATTGTTGATGTTATTAAAATTGCTAATTTGATTAGAAATTTGTGTGCCCACGAAGAAAGGCTTTATAACTTCAAGTTGCACCATCAAACTAGAACTAGACACAATTCCCAATTATTGTCTATTCCCGGGAACTTGCTCGATGGTAGATTATTTACGATGTTCGCCTTATTAAAATTAGTACTCCCTAAAAAAGAACACAGAGAACTAAAAAGCTCCCTAGACAAACTGTTCAATAGTTATCAAAATAAACTAACAACTGTTCCATTTGCCGATATATTAACAATTATGGGCTTTGACGTTAATTGGAAAACCTATTTTTAAACAAGAAATAAACTCACCAAGTAGCCCTACTAAACAATACGCTCACTCGGTGGGTTATTTTATTCCCTTTATTCACTTTCTTTACGTTTACATGGCTTGCCCTACTTCTTTTACCGCCATGCCATTTTAACATTTCCTGTGGAAGTGAATTACATCCCACACTTCTAGACATGGACAATTTCAAGGTCAAATGCATATAGTACCTTTTTGAAATCCCCAAAGGCGCTTGCTTACTTTTTATTAAAATCTTCAGGGAAAATACCGTTCATTAGTGGCTCATTTGTTTCGAAGGCTATCATGATTAGGCTCTATAAATCATGTTAACCGGAAGCTTATTTCTTCCAGATTTCCATCTTGAATTCGCCTTCGAATACCATCCAGCGCACTTCCCCGTCTTCAAGTTGAAGGACTAGTATTCCCGGCAAAAGATACATCTCATTTTCTTGGTATCCAGCTTCTTCTATATCGCACTTTTACTGAAGCAGCAGTTCCATTCCCCTAAACGCATCAACATTTCCCTGCAGCATTTGAATCATCTCCCTAGTCATTCAAACAACCTCCCTGTGTTTTTGGTATGTCTATACATCACTCTAAACACAGGGATTAGCAAGTTAATTCTCGCCCTTTATGCCTTTATAATTGTAATTGCCCTTCCTAATTTCCTCATGGTCAGCCTTGACCGCCTCACTATAGTCAGCCTGCTTCGACTCCTTGTCCTTGCAAGCCATGCAAATGCAATCGGTATTGTACATAGACATAATTCGACCGCCTTTTAAGCAACCACCACAGCGATCGCAATTTATTTGTGTGAAGAACTTATCCATTCGGTTCACTCACCTTTCGATACGCTGCACTGCCAGAAAGGTTTTTCAAGAGTACTTTTCGGGTTGTTTTATACTCAGGGCCATTCATTCCAAGTCGAATGAGCCATGTCCGGAAGGAGTATTTTGGGTTTTCATCCTGTGACCGTTTGAAAGATGCCCGCTTTTGCTTTTTGGCATTTCGGTCGATAAATCCGATGAGGTCTTGGAAGGCTGTAACTGTCTCTGAGTCAAAACTTTGGACCGCCAGTTTGATCGTGAAGGTTTCATTTTCAAAATCAAATGCTAAGTTCGGAAGCTTCCCAAGTCCAAGTTCATCCAATGCCTTTTTGAAATCCCCAAGAGTTCCCGTTTCCTTTTCACTTAAATCTTTCGGTAAAGTATCGTCCATCAGCGGCTCGTTTGATTCGAATGCCATCATGATGAGGTGCTGCTTACTATAAAGCATGTTTACTAGATTTCTTAATGTGTTTCCAGTGTGACCCGCTAGCGGAAGTGTTATCTCCAGGCCATCTAATTCAGGAAGCATTGCGGCTTCGCTATTTTTGTTTGGCTCTGCTAGGTTTACAATTTCGTCGTAGTGTTTTGCGTCCCCGTTTGAATTTCTAATTGTTCCCTGCCTATCGATTGTGTAGGTCTCCTCTTCTGTCACAATCGCGTAAGCAAAAGTGGGGGCGCTGAGATACTTTGGTTTCACTCCTAAAAACTCGCCAAGTCTTTTAACCATTTCTTTTCGATTCATTTACATTACCTCCTGTGTTTTGGTGTAGTACATATATCCCTCAAAACACGGGTGATAGCAAGTGAATCCTGGACAATATCATAGTTGTTTTGAATGAAAATAGAGCCCTCAAGGCGAGATAACTCACACTAGCAATTCTTCGTCCAATTCAACTTCAGGCTTTGGAACATCGTAAAATGCAATCGATTCTCCGTCACGGCATAACAACACGTTTTCATCACTCCCAACTTGTTCAATATATCTTTTCACAATCACATCTGCATATTTTTCATCAAGCTCACTTGTGTGGCAAATACGGTTCGTTTGTTCGCATGCAATGAGGGTGGAACCACTCCCTCCAAACGGGTCCAGTACAATACAATTGCTCATGCTGCTATTCTGAATAGGGTAAGCACATAGGCTGACCGGTTTCATTGTTGGATGGAGCCCGCTCTTTGAAGGTCTATCAAAATTCCAAATGGTACTTTGCTTACGATCAGAATACCAGTTATGCTTTCCACCTTTTAACCAACCAAATAGAATCGGCTCGTGCTTCCACTGGTAAGGGCTTCTTCCTAGGACTAGGCTTTGCTTAGCCCAGATACAAACACCAGATAAATAAAAGCCAGCATCTTTGAATGCTTTTCTGAAGTTGTAGCCTTCTGTGTCAGCATGGAAAACATAGATGGATGCATCCCTTTCAACATGAGCGGCCATATTGGTGAAAGCTTGAAATAAAAAGTTATAAAACTCTTGGTCTTTCATGTTATCGTTTTTAATGCTTCCAGCTTGTGAAGAATAATTTACATTGTAGGGCGGGTCCGTAACGATAAGATTCGCTTTCTGCCCATTCATTAAAACTTGATAAATCTCTGGGTCCGTACTATCCCCGCATATTAATCGGTGTCGTCCAAGTAGCCACAAATCGCCTTTTTGGGTAATCGAAGGCTCTGCCAACTCCTTATCAACATCAAAGTCATCTTCTTTGACATCTTTATCATGCATTTCGTTAAATAGCTCATCAATTTCCGGCGGATCAAAACCGGTAAAACCGATATCGTAATCTACCGACTGTAAATCGGCAATCAAGTCAGCCAATAGTTCGTTATTCCATTCACCGCTTATTTTATTCAAGGCAATATTAAGGGCTTTTTCTTTTGTCTTGTCTATCTCAATAATTACACAATCGATTTCGGTATAGCCTAATGCCTTTAAAACGGTAATCCGCTGATGCCCACCAATTACCGTCAAATCTCCATTGACGATAACGGGATCTACATAACCAAATTCACTAATGCTATTTTTTATTTTTTCAAATTCACTGTCTCCAGGCTTCAGTTTTTTCCTTGGGTTGTAACTGGCAGGAATTAAATCATCGATCGCTACCTTTTTAAATTCCATCTTCATCACTCCAAAATCTAGATTTGATATAGCAATCATGGCTGCAGAACTTTCGCTTTTTGTTTCCGTAGCAACTAAAATCATTCTCACATTGCGGGCAAGTGTAATGGTAAATGGCTGCGTCATTTTTATTGCGCGCCTGTGGATTTTCCTTCCACCATTTACGCCGGCATTCATCGGTGCAAAATTTCCGGGTTCTTCCACGACTTTTTTGATTGATTGGGCTACCGCAGCAAGTGCAGAGTAGATGATTGTTCATTTGCTCTTTCACGTTTAAAGCGACAACTCTGGAATCACCCGCAAGTCCATTCCTTTTACAAAACCCTCGGATGCTATCCCGAGACTTCCCAAGAATTGCTGCAATAGCTTTATATCCAACTCCTTTAAGCCGGAGATCATAAATCGTCTGTTTTTCTACCTCATTCATCCCTCACACCCCTTTCTGCGTTAACCGTTTTAAAATCGGCAATAAAAAAACGCCTTAATCAGCCGATTTCCAGGTGACTATTGGCGTTTAGTGTACATTTATTAATTCTCCATAAAAGTGGCGCAAACCTTATGCTGACAATGAATAAGCTGATTTATATTCATATCCCTATTTAACCTCACCGCAAATTCGTAAACGGTCGAAGCCCTTGCGCCTATTGGCTTTTCCCACTTCTTCCTGCTATCTATTGATATCCCCCTTGTTTAATTCCGCGAAAATTCACGTGATGGGGGGCGTCGGTCGTTAGGGAATTGGCTGTAGGGATTCAATCCCCCCTAGGGGGTCGGCATCAAAAGGTGTAGACGGGATACCGATCTTCTGTTATTGTCTTTCGGTCATGGCATCTTTTACACAAAGGTTGCCAATTGCTTTGATCCCAAAATAAACTCTGGTCCCCTCGGTGCGGTTTGATGTGGTCTACCACTGTAGCTTGGGTAAGCGTTCCTTTCTGCTGACATTGTTTGCAAAGGGGATTTAAATTCAAGAATCTTTTTCTTGCCTTCCTCCAACGGTTATCATAACCACGCTCGCTTGCATTAGGCCTATCATTTACATGAAGCTTTGCATGAAACTCGCAGTACTTATCATCGGTCAACAAAGGGCAGCCGTTGTGTTTGCATGGCTTCCTTGGTTCCTTCGGCATTGTTTTCAACTCCATTACTCTATTAAAAAAGCCCCGAAGGATTATCCTTCAAGGGCCGTATCTATGCTATTTATACACCTTACACTCTATCACAGGGATAGGGTGGCTTAACATGGCTTTTCATGGCGTGTTTTATTAAAAAATATTGAAATTGCCATTAGTCATTCACCAGCCACCACCTCAATAAGCGATGGCTGGGTTGAAAGAATTTATAGGCATGCCGTATATGTAAAATCTAGAACAGTTGAAGAAAAAAAGAATTAAACCAATCATCAGGGATGCAACAGTTTTTTTCATATTTATTTTACGGAACTGTTTAAATTGATGTGTGTTACAATCTTTTTAAGAAGAAAATTCATTATGCGTTATTTCTACACAGGAGCCAACTCTTATATACAAGCATGCTGAAATAGCTTTATTAAGGTAATCAACGCTAATTGTGGTGGTGAAAAAAATGAAAGTAAATTTATCGGCTACGGGCTTTTGGAAAGTCAATAATAAGGGTGCAAAATATACAGGTGACTTATATTTAAATGAGGATGAAGGCGGAATAATATTATATATTCGTATACCCAATAAGGGTCCTATCATGAGCTACTTAGAAATTCCACTTGAAATTTCCTTTATTGTTGGTACTACGATAAACGGCGCTGAGATTACTCTTGTTAATTGTTCGAGAATAAGTACTAATAGCAGAGTAGGATCTGAGGAAGTATTTGGCTACAAAGCTCAATTTATGTTTAATGGTGTAAACTTTGAAAAAGAAGAGGACATAAAGTTTTCCAAAATGATAATAGGCATTCCAGGAATAATTCAATGGGGTGATGTCTCAAATTATATAAGACCTGAATTGCATCAAACAGAAGGTTCTCTTATAGGTTTGGATATTATAGATCCAGTGAAAATATACTCAAATGAATCTTACAATATTTCCTATTATTTAACTTTTAGTGACCCATTTTATCTTATGAGTGAAGAAATCACACTAAAGCAAAAGCCGCACCTTATAATTGAAGCTCAATCCTCAAAAACAATTGAATGGTTTATGAATATAGCTAACCAGATGAAAAGACTTATAGAGATAGCGATAGGCAGTACTTTAAGCTATGGATCGATGACTGTTGAGACTCCCGACGTATATTATGAGCTCGAAAACGGCGAGAAACATATTCGGCCTCTAGAAGTTTTTCATGCCCATAAACATGCTGTAAATATCGAAAGTAGTTCTAGGCGATTAATAAAACATGACTACCTTTTTAGTCTTACCGAATTAAAAGAAGCAAACTTCTCAAAATGGCAACATATAGCGAATATAATGGAGCCTATAATAGAACTTTATATTGACAGTCTATACAATCAGAATTTGTCAGTTAGTAGGCATTTCTTAAATATGGTACAGGCTTTAGAAACTTACCATTCACGAAAAATTGCTTATTCTTTAGATGACTTTAAAAAAAGAGTTGATAAATTATTAGAAGCGAGACCTAGAGCCTTCTGGAAAACTGATAAAGAATTATTGTTAGGTGGTTGCAGAAATTTTGTTATACTAAAAAGTCGCCTAGCCGACCTACTAATAGCAGATTACAAATTCATTTTTCACACAGGAAACTTCAAATTGTTGGAATTCCCCAATTCAATTGCTCAAACTAGGAATTATTATACACACTATGATCAAGAACGAGAGAATAAAGCCCTAAAAGGGGAAGAATTAATAACCGCCTTCCATATTCTACGCAATATACTTGAATTCTATTTACTTAGAGAATTAGGATTTAAAGAAGACTTTATTCACGAAAGAATAAGGGAAAGAATAAAACCAATTATTACTAGTAACGATATTAGAAGAGCTGATAAGAGAAGAAATAGCCAATAATTCAAAACAATATTTCAACCTTGTCTTCAATTGATATTTCTTTCACGATCGGGTACTGTTTGTTGCACAAAAAAGGACACCACATTAAACAGCTTAGTGCCCTTTTTTTGTGCCTTTTAAAAATAATCTTCAAACTCAAATTCCATGGGTTCATATACATCCTACCGTATTGTTTTTCAATAATTCATTTATTTCCTTCAATGCTTTCCGATGCAATCGATAAACCCATCGCACATCATAGCCCATGATAGCAGCGACTTCATCCCATGTACTCCCGCCTAGATACCGAAGCTCAAGCAATATGCGATGGGAGGGATTGGCTATTTCTGCTATGAAGGTTGTCAATTCACGCTTCAAATCAACTAACTGGTCAATGTCATCGTTGATTTCTTCTTCAAGGCTCATCAAATTAACAAGGGCATTTTCCATCGGCGATTGTTGCTTAGTACTTTGAACTTTATCATCCTGAAGGACGGAGGTTGTTCTTAAGGCAAGTTCCCGTAACATCGAAACCTGTTCTAGTTTACTGTTTATTCTTTGGTCAAGCTGAAAAGCCTGGGATAAATATTCTTTTGCGTTCACCGGCAACTCCTCCCATCATTACATACCATCTGGAAAACGCGCTTTGTATTGTTTCATTTTGGCTTTGACCGCTTCAATCAATGCTGCCTGGCTCACATCTTTAGTTTCCAGGGCTTTCATCACCCGTTCATCAATCGTGTCTTTTGCAATGATATGATGGACAATGACCGTTTGCTTTTGTCCTTGGCGATACAGTCTTGCATTTGCTTGTTGGTAGAGTTCAAGACTCCAAGTCAACCCAAACCAGACGATAATGTTTCCACCTGTTTGAAGGTTCAGCCCGTGCCCCGCTGATGCAGGATGGACTAACAAGACGTGAACCTTTCCCTGATTCCAGTCCTTGATATCTTGATCCGATTGAAGAAGTCGTGGCTTTAGTTTCTTCAAATGTTCTAGAATCCTGTCCTTATCATGTTGATAGCCGTAAAACACAAGAACCGGCTTCCCGCTTGCTGCCTCCATCAATTCATCCAATGATTTCAACTTCTCATCGTGAATATGTTTCACTTTTCCATCTTCGCCATAAACCGCACCATTAGCCATTTGCAATAGCTTGTTGGCTAGCACTGCCGCAGACCCAGCTAAAATATCCGTCTCTTCTAGGGATAAAATCAATTCCCTTTCTAACTGGTAGTACTGTTCCTTTGCCCTCTTTGGCAGTTCTACTGAAATCACATTATCGATCCGTTCGGGTAACTCGAGATAATCCTTAGCTTTCATGCTTACACAGATATCGGAGAGGTTTTCATAAATGGCAGCTTCCGCATCTTCTTTTGGCTTCCATGTGTAGACCATCATTTGGTTTCGTTTATCCGGAAGGAAGTACTTTTCTCGATATCCGGTGACCGTCTTCCCCAATCGTTCTCCACCATCTAGTAAATAAATCTGTGGCCACAAATCGATCAGACCGTTCGGTGCAGGGGTTCCAGTTAGCCCGACGATTCTTTTGATAAACGGTCGTACCTTTTTTAAGGACTTAAACCGCTGAGCCTTGGAGGATTTAAAACTGGATAACTCATCAATCACCACCATATCGAAGGGCCAGTTTGAATGTAGTCGTTCAACTAGCCAAGTGACATTTTCGCGGTTGATAATGTAAATATCCGCTTTTTTGTACAAAGCCGCCACACGTTGCTTTTCACTACCAAGCACCTTTGAAATTCGAAGTTCCTGGAGATGATCCCACTTTTCAATCTCATCTTCCCATGTAGTACTTGCTACTCGAAGCGGAGCAATCACAAGAACTTTCGCAACTTCAAAGTAGTCATACATCAGTTCTAAAATCGCCGTTAATGTAGAGACTGATTTGCCCATCCCCATTTCAAGAAACAGGGCGGATTTCTTTTTATCGATGATCCATTGAGTGGCAAAGTCCTGATAATGATACGGTTGGTAATTCATCGAATCATCTCCTCTAGCATTCGATCGACCGCCTCATAGCTATCAATCTTAAAAACTTTAAAACCTAAGGCTTCTAGCTGCTTTTTCCGTTTCTGTTGTAAGGCCTGCAGCTTTTTGGACGGTGCTTTTAATTCCACAAAGGCGATTTTCGAACCATTAAAAAGCACCAACCTGTCGGGCACTCCTGCAAAACCAGGAGAAATAAGCTTCAAAGCCAACCCACCATGTTCGTTCACTTTCATCTTTAGCCTTTTTTCAATGGCAGCTTCCTTCATTTTTTATCACTCCAATACGAAGGTATACATCACAAACCCAGTATTCATGCGGTTTCCAGCCATTTGTATTCTCCGTATACCTTTTTTCCGTGGACCTATACATATAAGCGCTCATCTTCTGTTAAACCCATTTCTAATGCGCCCATCTGAGTCAATGCCCCTTTCGAGCCACCGTATCCAAGAGCCAACTCCGCAATCTTTCCTTTCTGTCGGAGCGGACTACCTTTATCAATGGATTTAATCGGAACTTTGAACATTTGAGCTGCAGAGGCTTCATAAATTTTCCCATGCGATTGAAACACATCCATCCGCCAACGTTCCCCTGCAAGCCATGCAATGATCCTCGCTTCAATCGCTGAAAAGTCCGCAACGATAAATCGGCTCCCTTTTGATGGAATGAAAGCAGTTCGAATGAGTTGGGACAGTACGTCGGGAACATTATCGAAAAGAAGGGCTAGGGCTTCATGATTTCCTGACTTCAAAAGATCCCTTGCAATCTGTAAATCTTTCATATTGTTTCTTGGCAGGTTATGAATTTGAACGAGTCTACCTGCCCAACGGCCTGTTCGATTCGCACCATAAAATTGCAGCAACCCTTTAATTCTTTGGTCGGAACAGATGGAGCGTTCCATTGCTTCATACTTTTTCACTGATGTTTTGGACATTCCCTGTCTTAGTGCCAACAGCCGCTTCGCTTCTGGGTCTTCCACTTTCTTCATCAGTAACTCGACATTTTTCTTTGCAAGGCTGTCCACCTCTATTCCTTGTTTCAACAACCATCCTTTTAACTGAGCTGGGCTATTCGGATTGTCGAGCCCCGTTAATTGGACAGCTTCATTAAAGAGAGTGTCTTGAAATGATTTATCTGCTAGAATAGCGTTAATAACTAAGACTTTATCGATGAGCACACCGTTATCATTTATCTTCTGATCTAACTCCCAAAGCTTCTGCTCTACTTTGGGAATTGGGAATGACTCTAACTTCTTTCGGATTTGCCTTTCGACCTCAACATCCTGTTTGCAGTAGTCTTTAAAGACGCCCCACTTTTCCGGGTCATGGTCAGGTAGATTACGAGTTCTCCCCTCATTCACTTTGGTGGGTTTACAAGGAACAGAAAAGTAACGAATCAGTGATTTTCCTTCCTTCATTTTCTGTTCATTTAACCTCAGACACTTAGCTACTCCGTCCAGGTGGCCAGGTAAACCAAGCATTAGGGCGTGAACAGAAGAGCAGCTCCACTGTTCCTGCGGCATCGGTGTATGAAAATGCTTTGCTAAACATGTCCGTTCAAAATTGGCATTGTATGCTGTTTTTATGACATTTGGGTTTGTCATAGCTTCGATGATGTAATCGGGTATTTTTTCACCGGAAGCTAAATCAACAATTTGTACATCTTCATCATCAACCGCATAGGCAAAGAGGAGAATTTCAAAATCAGCTGATTCACTGTAGGCATAGACCCCCGATTTAAGGAGGTCTATATTACTGTAAGTTTCGATATCGATAGCTAATAGCTTCATAGCTATCAACCTAAGATATCGTCATCATCGTCGCTGTCGTCAGCAAAATCAGCTTCGGCACTGCTACGTCCGCCAAGTGGGTCCCCATCATCTGTTTTCATTATATTTTGGAGTCCTGCAGCGATTCCTTTATTTCCATTTACGTTGTAAGCGTAGAAAGTCAAACTAACTCGTCCATAACAGCCTGAATAAAATTCACTTTGGTCCATGATTGGATTTAAGTCCGCATCCACAATGCCTGGTTTGATTTTGCTGTTGGCATTAATAAAGAAAGAATCTGCATAAGCTTCATCATCTTCACGATCCGTATCACCATTGCGCAATGGGTTCTTCAAGTTCGATGGTACCTTACCGCCGAATTTGTCCTTGTTTTCCTGAGTGGCTTTTTGAATGGCATCTTTGATCTTTTTAATCACTTTCTTGTCCGATTTTGGGATAATAATGCTTACTGAATACTTCAGGTCGCTCCCATTAACACTCACCGGTTGGTGTACATTCGCATAACTGAACCGTACTGGGTTTTCCTTTGTTCCAACTGTAATTTTAATCATTTTGTTTTCCTCCTCATTATTGAAAATCTGCTTCCGGAGAAGCTTTTATTTCTGGACGCTTGTCCTCTTCTCGAACGAGCTTAATTTTCCCCGGGGCCTTTGTGATATGGGACCCAAGCAACTCCTGGAATGCCTTTTTGCCCAATTGTTTTTCAAGCGCCGTAATCGTGTTGAGCGATTTTTTGTAAATCACATCGCTATCAAATCCGGAAGCAGTCAGCGCTTCAATAACTGCATTTTCATCCATATATTTACGGCTCCCCCTGCCTTCAACCAGTTTCATGCCGGGCCAGTGCTTGTTTTCATTTATCGCCTGTGAAAGAGCAAATTCCTGGATATCTTTTGCATAGCTGACTAATTTATCGATGGAGCCAAGTACCTCCACCACTTCTTCATCTGTTAGGAGTGGCGGCTGTTGAAAATCCAAATAGGCCAGCTTCATATTTTCTTCTGCTCTTGCCCTACAGGTCGCCTTTGCCTTACAGAAACGGCAATGGTCGCCTACGCAATAGGTGCCCTTACCGGCAAAGGCCAATTCCGCCTTCGGGATGACTTCTTTCTCAGCCCACTCGAGTAGATCATCCACCGTCATTTCAAAAGATGAGATGCTATCAAGTCGCGGCTGACTAATTGTCATAACAATTGTTTCAAGATCATATAGGAAACCAAATTGGTTAATGGCTCCGAGTGCATATAGTTTCATTTGGGGATTTTCAATCGCACTAACCGCAATCCCTTTCCCGTATTTCAGGTCAATGATTTCCAAAGTCTTATCGGTAATAATCGTTGTGTCAGAAGTACCAAATCCATCGGGCACCCATGGACTAAAATCCAGCCGCTGTTCTAGCATCATGACAGCATCCTTTGTTTCGGCTCTTGCTTCATTAAAACGTTCCATGCAGAAATCTTTATGCACTTCGGTGGCTTGTTCCATTTCTTCATTAAAGAGCGGATCCTGGCAAAGCCTTTTTATCCTGCTGGTATATTTCTGCTTTGAAATGAACCCTGCTTCTTTTGCGATTTTCAATTCTGCAAGTTCATGGGCAAGGGTTCCTTCCTCAGCGTAAAATGAAGTTTCCTCTTCCATCGATTCTTCCAGCCTAGGAGACTTGGTGCACACCATCCATCTATGCGCACCGGATGCGGCATCCCGAAAAAGTACAGCCTCTCTATAGTATTCAATACCATATCGGGCGTTCGGCTTAGCCTTAACATCAAAAATCAAACAACATTCATCAATATGATTTCTTGCATATTCCGTAAGCGTTGCGTAACCAGCACTATTTCTCTGGACATATTTCGGATCATTGATACAGACATGGGCGTTTACATAAAGATAATCCCCTGAATCTAATATCTTTTTGAATGCTGGTTTCGTAGCATATTCATAGAGAACATCTTCGGCGCTAATAGAAAATGTCTGGTTGTTTTTTAAAGCCACTACATCGAATGAATGGCCTGGTACATATTGTTCATCTATATAGTTATATACACCAATTGCCTGCTTATATCCAAGGTCAATCATTCGAATTTTCGCAGCTACTTTAGACACTTCGAAAAAATCAGATAATTCTTCAACGACTGCTTCAAAAATGGTATATGAATTGCCTTTCCCATTACACTTTTGATATTTCGCAATCAACTCTTCGATTTTTACTCTTGTTTGTTTTTCAGGCATTAAAATTCTTGGCGCAAGGGCGTTCGCCTGCCATTCCATCCAATCAAGAGGTGTTCTATTCTTTTCAGGCCTGGCTCCTTCTCGCACTTGACAACTAATAGCGCGAGCTTCTCGGTTATACAGTTTTTCAAGTTCAAAGAATTTTTTATGTAAATCCCAATGAACGCATTCGTGAATAATGGTATTATTCACGGAACCAATATTACGCATAAAAAATACATCTGGGTCGATGAGGATGGTTCCTCTTTTAACTTTTGCTCTCTTATAAGTGCCAGTTTCAATATCATAGAATTTGATGCGTGAATCAGAGAAATATATTTGGCCAAAGATTGTACCCAATTGAGTAATATGAACCTGGGCAACCTTTAACCCCATAATCTTTGCTATTCTACGAGCGGGAACTTTCATTGGCTTTTCAAGAGCTACAGGATAATATTTTTTCAGAAACCTCTCAGCTACACAATCCAGCTCGTCCTTGCTAATAATAGGTACCAAATACTCGGAAAGTCGGTTCTCCTTGCTTTCTTTCTGTTTCATGTAGATAGAAACATCAGTCACACCAAAATCCTGTAGCCCATCCTCTAATTGCAGGAAATCCTAAACCACTGAATTAAACCATCCGTTTCTCTGTTTCTCTTAACGATTTCGGCAATTTGGATTTCCGCGGAAACAATGACATCAAAATACAAGTGATTATCTGGGGAACTGGTAATAGTCACCCACTTTACCTCAAAGTCTACTAAACTAGCCTCATCGGGCTCCAGAACAAAATTCGATCGTGATTCAAGTTGGGAAGGATTTTCTTCAATAAAATCCGCCAATCCCTTGAATATTTCATCATAATAGTGTTCTTGAACAACGTCTGTAAATGAACGTATTTTCCCCATAGACAAGTCTCCTTGCTCTTCTGTTAAATATTAGTCTAGTACACTCTTCTCCTAGATTTCTGGATATCTCCGAAAACTGATCCTCAATAGAATCTTTACCATCTCATTTTTTTAGTATTTGCTCCCCGTCCCCAACCTACGTTGTTCCTACGCGTTTGTGAAAAGAGCCAAGGTTTAAATCCCCCTAAGCTCTTTTCTAAACGCTATTATTTTCCTAAAAGGCTGATAAGCTTACTTAGTTCTTCTTTCGCTTCATCGGTTGTCCCGTTCAACTCGTTCAAAAGCCCAAACAAGTTATCATATGAATTCGCGATTTCTGCTTGAACTTCTGTCAACTCTTGAGCCACTTGTGAAAGTGGAATAACTTCTTCTTCTTCAAACGTGTCGACATAACGTGGAATGTTCAAATTGTAATCATTTTCTTTGATTTCATCCAAAGATGCCACATGAGCATATTTCTCAACATCTTCACGGTTACGGTAAGTTTCGATAATTTTGTTGATGTTTTCAGGAGAGAGTTTGTTTTGATTCTTTCCTTTTTCAAACTCATTTGAAGCATCGATAAATAAAATATCTTTATTTTTGCGCGCTTCACGACCTTTAAATACGAGCACACATGTTGGGATGCTTGTACCATAGAACAAGTTAGCTGGCAATCCAATCACAGCATCTAACAGATTATTGTCGATGATATTCTTACGGATTTTACCTTCAGACGCACCGCGGAAAAGTACCCCATGTGGTAAAACGATAGCCATTGTTCCAGCTTTATCTAAATGGTACAGTCCATGAAGAACAAAGGCATAATCTGCCTTAGATGCAGGTGCTACACCAAAACCCTTGAAACGCGTATCTTTTTCACGATCAACGTCTTTTGTATTCCATTTCTGAGAATATGGAGGGTTAGCTACGACCGCGTCGAACTTCAAAGGAATTTGTGTGCCATCTTTTTCAGCAAATGGCCAGTCAGCATCAAGTGTGTCTGCGCGCCTGAGCTCCATATTGCGATAGTTAACACCATGCATCATCAAGTTCATGCGAGCTAAGTTATAAGTTGTCGTATTCAACTCTTGGCCATAAAACTCAACGCTTCCTTCTTCATTACCATTTGGCAATTCTTTTTGAACTGTCAAAAGAAGTGAACCTGATCCCATTGTAGGGTCATATACGCGGAATTGGTCGCCAGTACCTTCTGCATTAATCGTGACAATTTTTGCGAGGATTTGACTAACTTCATGAGGTGTATAAAATTCTCCACCTTTTTTACCAGCATTGGCAGCAAACTGTCCAATCAAATACTCGTACACGTCACCCAAAATGTCATGTCCTGAATCGTCTTTGAAAGTGAATTCGTTAATCATCAACACGATATCATTCAAAGCCTTTGCACGTTCGTTTGTACTTGAGCCGAGACGGGTGTCCCCAAGATTAACATCTGAGAATACGTTAGCAAAGTCAGCTTCTGCGACTGCGTTACGTTTGGCATTTGTATTGAATGAGTCAAACATGTCTTGGAAGTCACTAGCTTTGATTTTGTGATTTTCAATTTTTGAGACGATTTTGTCCCAGGTGTAGGCTGGGTCAATCGCATATCCGATACCTTTACTTATTTCTTCAAGGTAATCTTCTTTTTCAGTGTCATCTGTCACTTCGTAGAACTCTTCCAGATCATTGATTTTCAAGTATTCATCTTGATTTTCTGATAAGTAGCGATAGAACATGAATGGTAAAATATAGTTCTTATACTCACTTGCATCCATTGTCCCACGCAGTTTATTTGCCATTTCCCATAGCTTTGATGTAATATCTTTTGCATTACTCATTTGTGTAATCTCCTTTTCTTATACAAACATTTGTTGAAGCAGTGATTTCTTCAAATTTTTAAGCGAATTTAACTCACGCTGATGAAGGGTGATAAGGTTGTCGAAACTCTTGAAGAACTCTCCTATTTTCACTTGTTCATCCGCACTTGGTAACATAATCTCCTGATTTTTTACTAAATCAGAATTCAAGTTGACTTGACTACCGGGCTGTCCGTATTTTTGCCAATTCGGGCGAAACGACTCTAACCATTGGAACATGAACTCACGGTCAAATTTTGATTTTTGAAAAATTAAAAACCCATCGTGTACACCAGTTTTAACATAGTTCACAACAGGTTTTCCAACCGTTGCAGCAATACTCAATAACAAATGCGGTTCAGTTAATACACGAGTTTTTTGTTGTCCAGCTTTTGATATACGTTGTTCAAGATAATGAATACGACCATCTTGTTCAGTTACATCTTGATGTTAGACTCAAAAGTAGACACAGTTTATTATTAAAATAACTAATAATATGAGGTGTCCAAATGAGCAGACAAACATTTGATGAAGATTT